CACCTTCTGTTCTCTGGAACTCCCAATCAAGTATGTTCTCTGGCACAAATAAATTTGCGTAGGGACGAATGCCTTGTTCAAGTTCTTCTGCCCTCGTGCCTGCTGTTGATTTTGGTTTGTCCATTAGTACCAAAACATGACCAAACACCGTGCTCCAAGTGTTCACTTCTCTCATGAATGAATCCCAAGTTCTTCCTTCTAGGTCTGCATCTTCCAGGAAGTTTTCTAATTCTGGTCTGTTTCTTATTGAACCATAATCTCTCATTGGACTGTTCCTGTATAGGAAAGCGTTGTAGGTTGATGTTATTGATTTGACATGGTTGTCATATGGTGTGCTGGCTATTCTCTTGCCATACTCATCACCACTCTCGTAAACGTATTTCGTAAGGTACTCACCCATCTTCCACTCATAACCACCCATGTAAGAATTTGCTAAAAATTTCCATCTTGGATAGTGTGTTCTGTATTCTTCATGTACACCCATTGCATCGTAACTGTCTGTTAGTGCTCTAGGATCTTGGTTGACTGTAAAGTCTGCTGGTGTAGCCATCTGTTATATCCTCACTGACCAATTGGTTGGTGCTGTTTGTTTGCTGTATTGTCTTGTAATTGGGAACAAGTAACTGATACCGTAACCAAGTGCGTCATTCATGTGATCCCAACCTGTGTCTTTGTCTGGTTGTGATGTGCCTGGTTTGTAGATCTGTCTCTCCAAACAACTGATTAATTTTTTACATTTTGGATGTATCAATATCTGTCTCTCCCCTTGTCCATTGCAAAGCATGGAGTTCACTGAGTTGATCCTGTCCCTGACCGGCATGTGTCTGTTTGGTGCTTTCACGATGAAACCTGCATTTGCAAGTATACTTAAATCTGTTCTGCCACCGGCTGATGTTTTTCTCTGTTTGGATGCTGGGTCTGGGTATGCAAATATCTTTGTGCCCGGGAACCTTGCGTAGATCTCGTTGACCAATTCGTCTGTGTTTGATCCATACATCTCTATCTCGTCTATGACAACCACCTTGTTGTCAACTATGACGAAACAAACTGCTGACATTGGATCAATGTTCATGTCGATCGCTATGTGTATGATCTTTTGTGGTTGTGTGAATGTAAATTCTTTTACGTTCTCTGATCTGGTAAAACCATAATATACCATACCACTGTACGTAACAAAAGTCGCCTCAAACTCTTGTTCATATGTTTTTTTATCTAGATCTCTTTTGGCTTGTTCAATCTCTGTTTCACTCACAAAGCCACCTTGTGCTGTCGTGAATGCAAAAGACTTCCATTGGTCCTGTGTTGTGTCTTGACCTGCTTGATACAAGTCGTATAAAAAGTTACCAACACCTTTTGGTGTACCAATGAACAATGCTTTTCCTTCTGAGTCAGCCAACGCTGGACGTAGTACTTCTGACCATGCCTGTGCAGGAATGTTTGCCGCTTCATCTAGTACTATAAAGTTTAGTTTCGCACCCCTTAGGTTTTCAAAGCCGGCACCATCCGCACCTTTCAAACAGATCTTGCTGTTGTTCTTCAACACGATTGATAGTTCTGCTTCATTGATCTTTTTTACCCAGTTAAGGCTTTTTAATTTTGTTTTCAGTTGATCCCACCAAACCATCTTGGCTTGCCTGTATGAGGGCAAAATTGCCCAACAAATTTGATCAGGTAGTCTTGCATGATAGCATATCTCCCTGATAGCCAATGTGGTCTTGCCAAATCTCCTTCCCGCTATAACGGTCTTAAATCTCGCTGGATCCTGTGCTACTGTTTTCTGTGGTATACTCAGTTTCATTATTCCTTTTCCTCGTCCCATGGTAGTGGTGTTGAATGTTCTTCTCCATTAGGGTCATCCTTCTGGTCTAGGTAGTTTCGGCCTAACCATATCTGCATTCTCGTGTCACCCGCCAGTGCCTTCTCGAACTGTGCCTGTCTCACACTTGCCTTGCCCTTTGCCCTGCCCTCTTCGATGGCCTTGCTGAATCTTTTCTTGACCCCGGCACCCGTCATGCCTATGATGTAACCTATCTCCTCGTAGGTGCACATAGTTGATGCCAACCTCTTGATCATTTCCTGATCGTGTGTCTTGTATTTCTTGCCTCTGTTGTCTGGTACCATTATGCTAATCCTTTTTCTCTACAGATTATTCTGAAGTGCCTTGTGTCTATGTCACCCGCTGACGTGGCTATCTTGACCGTTATCGGATAGACGTTGCCCGCCGTACCACCGCTCACCCTAAAAGTCACTTTTGTCGTGGTCGCTGACACATCCGTGCCATGTCCGTTCGGGTGTATCAATGGTGATGAGTCACCTGCTATGGTGCCTATCGTTATCACTGGTGAACTGGCGGATGAGTCATCCACTATGGTATCTCCTGTGTTGAGATAGTTGGTAAAATCTAATGCGTATTGTAAACTTGCGGCTGGAGACTTGTATATGAATGCTCCATCTCTGTCAAAAAGATAGCCGGTTAGGTCTGCCATGTGTTATTCTCCTTATGCAGGTTCGAAAACTCTCGTTTCTTGTTTAATTTTGTTAACACGTGTTTCACTGTCAACTGTATTTAATCGTGTTTCTTGTTTTAATTGGTTAACACGTGTCTCAAAACCAATTGTATTTAATCTAGTCTCCGGGGCCACAATAAATGTATTAAATGGAGGTACCTCAATGTCGAACACATTGGTGCCCATGTCGATGGTTGTTGTTATCGGCAGTGTGGCAGTGAATAGCCTTGTCCGGACAGCATCAATTGATATTGTTGCTCCTGCAACACTCAATGCCGTGGCTAAATCTAGATCTATTCCTGTGGCTGTTAGTGTAGATGTTATTGGTAGTGTAGCAGTGAACCGCCTGACCCTGGTTGCAGATGCAGATATGTTTGCACTTGCACTAATTGAAACACCTGCCAAGTCTAAATCAAGTGCCGTCGCAACGGCCGATGAAGATATCGCCAGAGACACTGTGCCAGGCAGGATTCTAACCGCTGAAACAGTTATGTTACTTGATGCGATGGCAAGTGTCGTTGCAAGATCTAAATCTTGTGCAACCGTGTTGCCTTCTACATAATCTGATGCTACGTAATCATTGGCAACGTAAGGGTTACCAAAGAACGTGTTGATTTCTAGTGTTGCTGATGCAATTAACAATGCCACAGTCGTATCTCCAAAGATTAAACTGTGATTAGTCTATCGTTATTACGAGTCCGCTCGCGTTGATCTGGAACGTGTCTCCATCACTGATAACCTTGGATGCCGCTAGTGCTCCATGTGCCAATAGATTGCCACTTGAACTGGCATCAAATATACCGATGTGTGTGATAGTACCAAATGCACCACCATCCGCCGCGGCAAATGTGATCACTGAACTGTTTGTGATTTGACTGTTGTCCGAGTTCGCTGTCGCGGAACTCATCTTGTTGTCTATTCTTATCCTTGCATATCCGTTTCCACTTACTTCTGTGCCTGAGGCCGAGTCTGTGGGATCTGATGTGAATAGACCAATGTACGCTTGGGGCGTAGAGAATGCTGTGTTCTTGAAAAGCAAATCTAATATCTTACGCTCTGCATACGTTGAGAGTGCTGTCATGGATGTCCTCCTTTAAAGGGTTGTTTGTTATAACAAACATATTTACGTGTTTCTTAGAATAATAATATTATATTATTCAGACTCTATGAAAGTTTCACCAGTCAACTGTTCTAGTTTCTTGATCATACGTTCCATGTTGACTCTAACTTTCTTGCCAGTGTTCTTGTTCACTGAATAGTATTCCCATTCACCCGCTTCGTTGTGCGGTGATATCTTGGTAACGTTGCCCGCTTCATCCCTCACATATACCTCTGATGAACTGCCATCGTCTTTTGCGTATATGTGTGATGTGTCCGCGACACCTGTTGGGTCTCCTGACTGGTTCATCAATCTCACCGCACCAAACTGTGACAGTGCTGTTGCTTCTTCTGTGAAGAAAGCGTAGTCATTGGTCAGTGTCAGGTTGGTCTTGGAGTGTGCACCTGCCCTGAAGTGATAGAAGTCTGTGATCGCTGATGTGCCTGATCCATGGTAGTAGTCAATACCTATTGACTCGTAGCCAACACAATCCGTGATTGTGAGGTCTCCTGCATCTGGATTCAACTCGAAGTATGTGCCCATTCCCGTAAGGTTCGTTATTGTCAGGTTACCGGAACTGCCTGGATATACGGAAACACCGTAGTTTCCACCTGATCCCTGTCCCAGCGTGGCATTGGTTGAACTGTTGTTTTTTATATAACTGTATGCCTCGAATCCAACTGGACCCCTGCTTCTGTATTGACTAGCGGCCGCAGTAGAACTTGAGCCGTTCAACTCTAGATTTATTATTGCCTGGTTCCTCCATCTCTGATCACTGTCCGAACTGCTCTGAGATGCAGTCAACTTGATGTCCTGTGCTAGGATATTTTTGTAACTTCTGTCTGTACTTGCTGTGCCTAGCGTGTGGTCTAGGTCTTGGAATAGCATTATGTTGGCATTGTTATACCTTGCGTTGGTTGAAACATTACTATAATCACCACCATTGGCCGCCAACAACACCTGTCCTGTTCCATTACCCTGTATGCAGATGGAATCGTTTGATCTGTTTGCTTTTATCTTGTTGTCTACCAGTGAGATCGCACCTGTCGTGACGTCACCGTTCTGTAGTGTGACACCACCAATGCTGTTGATCGTTGTGGCAAGTTCTGTGACGAATCCATAGTTGTTGGTGAACGTGCCATTGCCGGCTGGTGCCGCGGCATAGAAGCCATACTGGTTGGTGACGGTGGTTGAGCCACCTCCTGATGGGTTAGCGGCCTCCGGTAGACTCTTGAAACTGTAACTGTTGGTGATGTTGATGTCACCTGAGCCGCTCCCGTCGAAGTAGTTCGTGGCCATGTTACCTATGGCATTGACCACTGTGACGTCACCTGATGAGCCGGTGTAGTCCTGAACAGATGCTGAACTCTCCACACCCCTGATCACGTTGATTGTTGAATTGGAACTGCTTTCGTTGCTGACCGATCCCATGAGCTGTGCCCCCAGTGGTCCCCTGAACATGCCGGTGTTGGTGAAGTCATTGCCATCCAGTTCCACGTGTGAGCCAACGACCAAGGCCCTAGGCCTGAAGTTGGAGTTGGTTGAATCTGCGGTGATCTTGGTGCCCATGTGTACGGCATGGCCATATTCACGATCTGATAGGTTGTTGGGGTTGACTGCTAGGTCCTGATACACCAGTGCGACACCCTTGACCCTGTTGGGAGTGCCAAATATTGGACTCCACATGCCCGCGTCTTCCAATCCAGTGTTCGTGGTTGATAGGTTGATCCTGCCGGCACTGTTGGACTCCAGGTATAGGTTGTCATTTGATCTTGTGGTTGATATGTGGTTGTCAATAATTGAAACCGCCTGTGTCTGTATGTCACCGAACACTGAAAGTGAGTCGGTGGCATCATAGAATGCGTAGTTGTTTGTGCCTGCCAAATCGTTCACATAGATCCCATAACTGTTGGTTATGGTTCCCGCTCCCGAACCCGAGTGCTCAGCATATTTGTCTATGTAGAAACCATGGTGATTTGTGATTGTTAGGTCACCGGCGCCGTCGCCCTCGACACCACCCGAAAGTTGAATGGCGGCCGCGTTCTCCACGGTCAATGATCCATTGGAGCCATTGTAATCCGCTATACCGGCATTGGCATCTATCGCCCTTGTCCATTTGATGTTTGAATCTGTGCTGGCGCTGTTGTTCACCGTCCCTGCTACCTGCGAACCCAATGGGCCTCTAGAGGCACTGGTGTTGGTGTAGTCAAAACTGTTCATATCCACAGCAGAATTTACTATGAGTGCCCTGGGTCTGAAGTTGGAGTTGCTTGAATCTGCTGTTACCTTGGTGCCCATGTGCATGGCGTGACCATACTCCCTGCCTGATAGACTGTTGGGGTTCACTGCCAGGTCCTCGTATGATGCCCTGAAACCCTTGACCCTGGTGTGGGATCCATGGAAACCTGACCATTGGCTGGCATTCCCTAATGGTGATACCGCGTTGATAGTACCAGTGCCGTTGGCACTGATGTTTAGGTCGTCATTTGATCTGTTGGTTGAAATTAAGTTGTCGTTGATGGTGATTGCCGGGAACTCCACGCCGCCCGTGCCGCCTGGATTTAAAGTTATGTCGGCATTGGATGGTGAGTTGATCGTGCTACCGGTGAAAGTAATGTCTCCGGTTGAAGCACCACCACCTGCGTTCGCGTCAACGTATGTCTTGATTGCTTTTGCTGATGCTAACGTGTCGTCAGACCCTGACACACTTGAAAGGTCCGTGTCTAACACACCTGATTTTAGATTGGCCACATCAACATTTGAAAGTGCGTTACCCGTGCCTTCTGCATCGAAGGTTTTGTTCGTGAAAGTTGTTGTTGAACTGCCTGTTACTTCACCCGTGGCGTTGATGGTTAGCACACCCGCACTGTCTGTGCTGGTTGTGACATTGTTTCCACCTTGCACGTACAACGTGCCTGCTTCAGCCACAGTGATTGTTGCTGAATCATCAGCCACCACTTTGATGCCTTCACCCGTCTTGTATGCCAGGCTGTTCCATGCCGTTGATCCGTCACCTATCTTGAATTTTGTTGTGTCTGACTCGTAGCCGAACTCTCCCGCCGCCAGTGTTGGATTGGCCGATGTCCAATCTGCCGCCGTGTCTCTTCTTAGTTGTATCTTTGTAGCCATTATGCTGTTCCTCCGTCTATGGTTGGTACTGATGTGTATGTTGAATCAGCAACTCCACCGTCAATATTTATTGCTGTGGGATCACGGAAGGACAATACGCCCGATCCATTGGTACCCAATATTTGATTTGCGGATCCATCCGCGTTGGGCAGTGTGTACACTGCGTTGATGTTGACCTTGCCTGTGCCCGCAGGATTCAATGTGATGTCTGCGTTGCTGGGTGATATCATTGTTGAGCCAACGAACGTTATGTCTCCGGTGTTTGCACTACCACCTGATTGGCTGTCAACGTATGCCTTGATGGCCTTGGCCGAGGCCAATGTCGTGTCTGTGCCTGCAACCGAACTCAGGTCAGTGTCTAGTACACCTGATTTTAAATTGGCAACTTCTATGTTGCTTAAATTGTTTCCTGTTCCATCCGCATCAAATGTTTTGTTTGTGAATGTTAGTGTGTCTGATGCTATTGCGGCATCCTGTGTGTCAACGTATGCTTTTACACTTTGTTGACTTGGTGGTCTTGTTTCTGAATTTGTACCAAAACTGTCTTCATCAATTAAACTTAATACATTTGCATCAACGTATGCTTTTGTAGCCGCGTCTTGTGCCGCTCCTGGATCTGTTACGTTTATAATTTTGTTTGAATTCATGTTGGCTGGTGATAACATTGAGATGTTACCTGTACCGTTTGCTAGTAGTTCGAAGTCTTCATTGGATGCATCTGTAAACATCCTGTTACCTGATACAACGATAGTGTCACCACCCAGGTTTATCTGTCCCGCGGCATCCAGTGTTATCGTGCCCGCTGACTGTATCCTGATGTTGGCATCACTGGAGTTTGATCCATCTGTCTGTATTGTTAGACCTCCTGTACCAACCCTGATCTTTGCGATGTCGCTGGCGGCACTTCCAGCACTGTTGAAATACAGTTCTGGTTTGCCTGAGTTCATCTGGAAGATTACGTCCTGTGATGTTGATCCATCCGCACTCATGGGAATGTTCATCCATTCACCTGAGGTTGAATTTGCGAAACGTTTGAATTGTGTTCCTTCAACTGTTGTTGTGCCGGTGCCATCACCTGTGCCCGTGTTGGATCCTATTGATATGTTTCCGTGTCCGTTTGTGTGGACACTGATCTGTCCCGTGGCACCATCTACTATTTCAATGCTACCTGAGTTGGTTCCTGAGTTGGTGTTTAAAATTAAATTGTGTGCTCCATTAGATGTGAGCGTGGCGTTGCCCGTGCCATCACCAACTTTGGGTGTGCCTACCAACGTGGCGTCGTCTATGATGACACTGCCTGTGCCGTTGGGTCTAAGTTCTATGTCTTCGTTAGATTGTTTTGATGATATCTTGTTGTTGATGATATCTAAATTTAAATTTTTAATTGTGCCGTTACCTGATCCACCTGTTGTAGTTTCAAAATTAATTGCTCTGTCTGCCGCAACTGTTAATGCTGAATTTTGTAATATAACACTGTTAGTGCTTGATTCTAGGTATAAAGGAGTGCCATCAGCATATATTGAATTACCTTGGTTTGCCCTAGTTGGACTGTTTCCTAATTTTAGTAAGAAGTCACCTGTTGAACCGCCGCCACTTATCAACAAGTTTGGACTGGTGCTGGTATCTGCCGTCAGTTCTAAAGTTGCTGGTGTTGATACCTTACCTGTTCCTGCCGGGTCCAGTGTTATGTCAGCGTTTGAGGGTGATATCATCGTTGAACCAACGAAAGTTATGTCACCGGTGTTGGCCGTAGCAGTGTCAACCAAATCTTTTACAGCCGCTGATGTTGGGATCGTGGTGTCGTTGTCATTTGAACTTATACCTTCTGCCTCTGTAACTATGCTGGCCGCGGCAAAGTCCGCTACCTCTTTCAGAATTATTCCT